CGCATCATAATACGCCTGAATGGCAGAAGAGATATCAGACCCGAATTCAGTGGAGAACCCTTTCAACTGTTCCCCTATTGCATCCATCTCTGACTGTGTTGCATCAGGTAAGAGTGTTCCTATCTTCGCAATGCCTGTTTCAAAGTCTGAAAATGCTTTAACCGCTATAGCTCCATACGCTTCAAATGGTGCGGCTGCAAGAGTGAGAGACCCGCCAAGGTTTGTGAGTTTGCCGGATATCGCGTCTATCTGACCGGATAACCTGGAGAAGTCCACATCGGATATCTTCTTTAACCCGGTCTGTGCCCCGGTTGAATACTGGTCCAGGTTTTTAAGTGAGGTCTCGATTTTTTGTAAGTCGGATATGGCGTTCCCAATACCGACTTCAAGCAAAATTTTTAATCGGTCCTCACTCATGAGAGTGTTATATGGCGTTTTACATTATTAGTATCTTAGGGAAGAATTGAACTTCGTTTTCAATTCCATTGGTTATTTTATCGTATTTTATTCTTTATCCATTCTTTTATATTGTTTGACTGAAAAGATATAGTATGGAATTAACGACAAAACAGATGTATGGTATCGGAATTACGTGTATTGCGGTTCTGTCTCTGATTGTGTATTGTTGTGTGATTAACCCGTCCATGATTATCGGGTTCTATAAGTTTGTGCATGGGTATTGATTTGTTAGGTTCAACAAATCGTTCTTATTTTTGAGAAAAAAAGATTAGTATCCAACCTGACCAACTGCATACACAGCCTGGTCATGGGTGAATCCTTCATATTCCAGCTGGTCGATGAGTCTGGTTCTTGAGAATGCTGAATACTTCAGATACTGCTTTGCCTTCTTTGCGGCCTGTTCATCCCAATCCACCTGGATATGATTCACCGCGTAATTGGATTCGCTGTTTGAAAACCCTTCATATTCCAACTGCTTAACCAGACCGGTTTTTGAAAATGCCGAATACTTCAGGTATTGGTTTGCTTTCTTTACTGCATTCTCTTCTCCGAGCGTTGGGTTATCTGCTGCTAATACAGATACCGGCATTGTCAGAACGAGTAATGCCACCATTAATGCCGTGAATAGTTTTACCATTATTTTCACCTTTGTTTTTGTTTATCGAAAAATGTTTTGATTTTGATTTCTGTGCAGTTTTATTTTTTAAGAAGCATTTCCAGCCGTCTTACCCGATAGTCAAGATTCTGGTATTCTTCATGCAATAACATTGATTCCGAAACCTGTTCCATCTCCTGTATTTTTTCGCGAAGCAGTTGTGATTTCTTCTTCAGGTCTTTTTTCCACTGATTGTTTTTCATAGTTGTTTCTCCGTTTATTCTTCTGGTGCTGGTTCAATGATGAATACATCATCATAAATTGATACCACATGATTCAACATATGGTCCTGCAAACAATTTTCCATAGCAAGTCTCACATCTTCCAGTGTCACATAATAGTCGTCTCCTGAACCTGGTTGAATGGGTAGGTTTAATGGCACGTTTGATAACAGGTCTGTGATATCCACATTGTATAAGTCTGTCATGCTGTTACACCTTAACAAATGCTGAAAGTGGTTTTTGAGATAATACCATATTCGAATATGAAGTCGATTTTGTGTGGTTGAATATGTTCATTATCGACTCGCCGGATGATGTATCAACTCGTTTGAACCCGATTGATTTTAATGATGAATAATCCTTATAATTCGTTCCAAGGAGAAAACACCATTGGGTTGCGTCTGAACCAAGATAGTGGCATTCTCGTATATGCCAATACCTCTTATCAATCTTTGAGATCATATCTAACAAAGAACTATCTTTTCCAAGCCCATTTACAACCCGTTTTATCGTCGTTGCGGCAATATGGATGAGATAATCTAATTTTGCAGTTTCCCACCTATTACTTGATTCAATAAGCATGTCCCATGAAGGATATCCATTCGGATCATGATACAAAATTCCATACTGTTGGTATTTCTTCTGTTTTAAATCGGATAACACATTTTTAATGGCGGAATTGTGATTTCCATTTACGAATGCAATGTTGCTTGAAGGTATCAGCGTTTTTTGTAATTCGTTGATATTTTCGCGGTTCTTTTCAATGCAATACATTCGATATGGATAGTTTTTCTGAATCATCTCGTTTTGAAATATTACCGGAGACCCGTCACAACCAAATTCTACATTATACCCGGTTCCTGCGTTGGTATCTATCCAATTGAAGATAACTTTCGCCGGGAGACCTTTCTTTGAATTTTTTTCAGACAATCCATAAATAGGTCTATAAACAGAATTTATGATATCTTTTAATATCATCTGCTTGGTAAGTGTGTGGTTAGATTGACCAACCCCATTAATCACAGGCATGTATATCTTCCCCCGGATATTCACGAGGCCTTGTTGTGAGATTGGGTTTAAAATATACGCGGATGTTTGCACCACGAATCTGATTCAGTAGTTTCTCTACCCACTTCCACTCCGGTTGTGATGCCGGGGTTCGATGGTTTCCTGAGCTTCCCCCAATAATCACCCAATCAAACATTGAGATGTCTGAAAACGTTAATTCCTCAAGCATGGGTTCACATGAAAGAAACTTCACAGAAGCGTCTATTTGTTTAAAGACATCTTCAGCCACGCCAACACGGGATTGGATATCAACAGTTGTTCCTACCCATGCATTTTTTGGGAATGCGAAGTCTAATAGCCTCTTTGGATTCTTTGTTAGAAATAAGAAATTCCACTTCGGATTATTTGTTACACTTTCTAATACTGCATTAATCCACTCGTTTGGCACCCATTCCCCGAACAAATCAGCCATTGAACAGACAAAAACATTCTTTTCCCCAATGTCAGTCTTTGATGCTTCTTCTGGGAATGGTGTGTTTACTGGTGCTGATAACCGCTCGGGTCTGTATGTTGGTTCAAACTTTTCTTTGAAGAATCTGTTTGCTATATCTTCTGCATAACAATACGGACATGCGTGTTTGCATCCGGTTACGGGGTTCCACGACCATTTCGCCCATTCTATGTTATCATTCGTCCGGTTAAATTGTGCCTTGCTTTCTGCGGCAACAACTTTCTTTTCCTCTTCTTTCGTCAGTTCATACGCTTTGTTTATTGAGATACCTGGGGCACCAGTGCGCAAATCCTGTTTAATGTCTTCTGGCGCGTGCTTTTGAATGTATTCAACCTTATCAACGGTTTTCCCTGATACTCCTGCGAGTTCTCCGATCTTGTCTCTGGTTTGACCATTGGAACATTCAGGAAATATTTCCTTAATGTCTGTTCGTGCACCTTGTCTATCCCGTGCTTCCTTCTCAAGAACCGATTTAATCAGAAGTGCGGCTTCAGTTTTTGCATAATCAGATAAATTACGTCTTCCTTTCTGATTCTTGAGCATCCATTCAAGCGCTTTCCCTTCGCTTGAAAATTCCATCTCTGTAGTTCTGAATGGAATATTATATCTATTACAAATCTCATACCGGTTATGACCATCAACAATCTGATTATTCCAGGTGATGATTGCATCCCGGCACCCTTCCAACCGGATACTGTTCTCAAGAAGCGTTCTCTCTTCTTCTGCCAGGGGTGGAAAAAGATCCTTGAATTTTGGGTTAATTATTAATTCTATAGAATCAGACATTTATGTGCTCACCAATTTCGTTATGAATTTCCCCGGTTTCATTCTTGCTGGAACATTCCGGGGAAGTGTTTTTCATCTTTTCATTTTCATCCAAAAGTTTTGTAATGAACTCATCGTAACTTACTGCAACGCCCTTTTGTTCATACAAACGCTTTCTGGTTTCTTTTCTTACTGTAATTGTTGCGTGCATGTGTTCACTTGTGTATAATACTGTTATACAGAATTGTATATAATATTACCTATAAGAAACTATTAGGTTTATTAAATATCATATTGTTGTGAAAAGTAATAGTTTTTCGATGAGGTATTTTGTTCAACAAAAAAGATGAGAAAGATATCTAGTAAGAATTCAAGCATATGTACATATGTATGTACTGTACATACGCTTGCTTAGTACGTACATAATAATAATAATAGAGAATATCTCATGTATGTA